ATAGAGACTAAAGAAAACGTCATCGCTCCTGCTGCCGGCATCGGCAAAGATGCGGCCTCTCTCTATCAAAGAATAAAATCATTCTTCGACCAATCTCTCGGCGCCTCAATTAATTCCGGGCGCTCGCTGCAACAGCAAGCCGAGAAAATGAAACGCGAACTCGACGCCCTTCTAAAAAAACAAGGCGCCGATCGCAAATCAAATAAACCGGCGCGTACGTCCACTAAAGGTGGACGCATCTTCACGCTGCCGGAAACATAAAAATGAAAACCAAAAAGAAAATAACGGCGCACCAGGGCGACAGCCCTAGTCGCGTCCGTTCCCAATGGCAACGCGAACGCGTTGCCGAACACTTCCCGCACCCGGGAAGAACACAACAGCACTTCAAAGATGAGTGTGACGTCAACCTCATCATGAAACGCTTCACAGAAACTGGGTTAGTAACCCACCTTGCCAAAGGCCAAGGCGAGTTCGGTTTCGCGTCCGCACTCACGTTCTCGGACGCAATGTTCATCGTCAGCAAAGCAGAGCAAGAATTCTCAGCTCTGCCGTCACAAGTCCGGGCTCACTTCGATAACGACCCGGCGTTATTCCTAGACGCTGCACAAGATGACACCAGACGCTCAGAGTTCGTCGAACTCGGCCTGCTTGAGCCTCTGCCGGCTGAACCGGCAGAAGCCTCCACAGAGCCTCTCAAAGAGCCTCAAGACAACCCGGGGAAGGTACCAAACAACCCCGATTAGAGCGTCAAATGGACATTACCTAGCTTGTTATGTAATGTCCTAGGTGACACCCCAAACCCAGATTAGCACCAACCAACCCAAAAAAGGTACCTACCATGCGTCGTCCACGCAAAATCTCCCGAAGAAAATCACGCAAATCATTCTCAAAAGGCACAAAAACCCACAAGCGAAATATGCCCCGCAGCATCCAGCGCGGCGGCGTCGCTCTGTAAAAGTAATCCCCGCCAGGGCGATAGCCCTAGCCGGGGTTCCACATGCCTTGTTACAAGCCTCTCGAGGCTTACTCCGCCCCGGGCGGAATCTCTTTCGACCGATCGGCTTCCTTCGGTATACCGATCGAATTACCCTGCGGCCGTTGTATCGGCTGTAGGCTCGAAAGGTCAAAATCATGGGCTCTGCGCTGTTCGCATGAGGCCCAAATGCACGAATACAATACCTTCGGAACCCTCACCTATAACAACGCTAATCTCCCCGAGGGGAACACCCTCGTTAAAAGCCACTTCACAAAATTCATTAAGCGACTGCGCAAGCACATCGCACCGAAAACGTTCCGCTATTACATGTGCGGCGAATACGGCAAAGCCACCGAACAAAATAATTATATCGCTCGCCCGCACTACCATTTCTTACTCTTCGGATACAAATTCCCTGACGAAACTCTCGTCAATATTAGAGAAGGTAATCGCGTCTATACATCAAAAACACTTGACGCAAAATGGCAACACGGAAAATGTGAACTAGGCTCTGTCACCTTCCAATCAGCGGGCTATGTAGCCCGCTACCTACTAAAAAAACAAAATGGCGATATCGCCAAAACCCACTACGCAATAATAAATCAACACGGTGAAATCACCGGCTACCGCGAACCGGAATACACAAACATGTCTCTTAAACCCGGCATCGGAAAAACATGGTATGACAAAAACAAAATGGATCTATTTCCACACGACTACGCGATCACACCTGATTTCCGTAAAATGCCAACCCCAAAATACTATCGCGAACTCCTCAAAAAAGAAGACCCCGATCTCTATGACGAGTTACGCAAGCAACGTATTGAAAAAGCAAAAACCAACCCCAATACGACTCCTGAACGGTTGGCTGTTCGAGAAATCTGCCAACAAAGAAAACTCGACAAACTCATAAGGCAACTCTAATGATTCAAAAACTATTCACCATCTACGACGAAAAAGCTCGCGCATACCTTCCGCCCTTCTTCCTCGGGCAAGAAGCCCAAGCAACTCGAGCATTCTCCGATTGCGTCAATTCCAAAGACCATCAATTTGGAGCCCACCCAACCGATTACACCCTCTTCTCACTCGGCAACTTCGACGACAATAACGCCTCGTTCGACACTCACAATCCCAAGACACTTGGCAACGGCATAGAATTCGTTCTAGACTCAGTCCAGACAACCCGGGACGAGTACCATGCCAGTAAAATCAGTGATGAAGCACACCTTCGCCCAGATTCCGAAGGCGGAAATTCCTCGTAGTTCATTCGACCGATCACACGGATACAAAACAACCTTCGATGCCGGGTATCTCATCCCCTTCTATGTCGACGAAGCTCTGCCCGGCGACACTTTCAATCTCTCTGTAACTGCCTTCGCAAGACTCGCCACTCCGATCAAACCAATCATGGACAATATGTTCATGGAAACATTCTTCTTCTCCGTTCCCGTCCGACAGGTCTGGGACAACTGGGAGAAATTCTGTGGCGAACAAGCAAACCCCGACGACAGCACCGACTTCGTCATTCCACAAATCCCGGCCGACCCATGGAACACGCTTCCTAATCTCCCGGATTACTTTGGTCTGCCTGTTGGCACTGACCAATTCCAGATGTCTGCCCTTCCATTCCGAGCATTTAATAAAATATTCAACCACTGGTTCCGCGATCAAAACCTCATCGATTCCGTACCAGAGAATTCCGACGACGGGCCAGACCCTACTAATCACTATACGATGCTCCGCCGGCGGAAACGCCCCGACTACTTCACCTCCTGTTTACCATGGCCGCAGAAAGGCGATGCAGTAACCGTTCCCCTGGGAACGTCCGCCCCAGTGGGCGGCTCTCAAGCACTCGCCGAAAGAGACTTCACCGGCCTACCAATCGCCTATCGCGACATCGACGCGGGCGACGGCAACCGTTACGGTCAACAGGTCACAGCTACTGCAGTCGACTGGGGAACCTCAGTCGACGACGGCTCAAAAGGCGACCTCTGGGCCGACCTTACCGAAGCAACAGCCGTCACAATCAACACACTTCGCCAAGGCTTCCAAATCCAAAAACTACTCGAGCGCGATGCTCGAGGCGGAACGCGGTACCCCGAAATACTTAAGGCACATTTCGGGGTTACCGACCCGCAAATGCTCGTCCTGCAACGCCCCGAATTTCTCGGCGGCGGCAGCACACCTATCTCAATTTCACCCGTCCAACAGACATCGGAAACCGATCCCAGCGGCCCCGACGCATCCCCGCAAGGAAACCTTGCAGCGTTCGGCACCGCTACAATACAAAATCACGGATTTACAAAATCCTTCACTGAACACTGCATCATAATCGGCATCGTAAACGTACGCGCCGATCTAACTTACCAACAAGGTATTAACCGCATGTGGTCGCGCACCACACGCTTTGATTTCTACTGGCCGGCGCTGTCGCATCTCGGCGAACAGGCCGTCTTAAATCAAGAAATCTACAACCAAAATCTACCAGCCGATGACGAAGTATTCGGCTACCAAGAGCGCTACGCGGAATACCGCTACAAACCATCTCAGATCACCGGAAAATTCCGGTCGTCTGACCCCGAGTCACTCGACATCTGGCATCTGGGCCAAGATTTCGGGGCCCTGCCAGTACTCGGTCAAACCTTCATCGAAGACAATCCGCCGATCGACCGCATAATTGCGGTCCCGGCAGAACCGCACTTTCTCTTCGATGCCTTCATCAACCTCCGGTGCGCGCGGCCTATGCCGCTTTACAGCATCCCGGGGCTCATCGACCACTTCTAGCCGAAAAACGGATAGACAAATAAATAACCACAAGCCACCTTGCCTGGACAACATCAGTCCGTTGTCCTAAGCAAGGGGCTCATCATTCAAAAGGACAAACATGCCCGCTCCCGCCGTCGCCGCCGCACTCGTATCAGGAGGCGCCTCTATACTCGGCAACGTCCTCGGCGGAGTCTTCTCCGCCAAATCTGCCCGCAAACAAAACCTCATGGCAGCGCAACAGGCACAAATTCAACGCGACTTCCAAGAGCGTATGTCCTCAACAGCCTACCAACGCTCAGCCAAAGACCTCAAAGCAGCGGGCCTCAATAGAATACTTGCCCTCGGCTCTCCCGCCTCCACACCCGGCGGCGCACAAGCTCCCGTCGTAGGTCAACTCGAGGGAGCTGCAACCTCCGCACGTTCCATCGCTATGGACGTCGCACAAATCCTAAACGTCCGCGCTAACACCGCAAAAACAGAAGCGGACGCATCCTTCATAGAGACTAAAGAAAACGTCATCGCTCCTGCTGCCGGCATCGGCAAAGATGCGGCCTCTCTCTATCAAAGAATAAAATCATTCTTCGACCAATCTCTCGGCGCCTCAATTAATTCCGGGCGCTCGCTGCAACAGCAAGCCGAG